CACACCTAAACACGGTTTACCTAGGAGGATATAACCATGCCTAAAACTATTTATTACGGTTACCGAGTACGATTTTTACTTACAGACCAAAGTTATGTTGGTATCCAATATGCTGTTGGTTGTTCTCCGGAAAATTTATGGCAGTCTTATTTTACAATTTCCAAGGTTGTCAAAACTCTAATAGAAGAACATGGTAAGGACGCCTTTACCTTTGAAATCCGAAAAATATTTAAGAACGCAGAAGATACACGGAGATGGGAATACCGCATATTAACCCGCCTAGATGTAGTAAATAATCCTAAATGGTTAAATTGTGGCAATTGGAAAGTCCACGGTGTTGGAGGAATGAAAGGTAAAAAACATAACGACGAAACTAAAAATAAAATATCCAAAGAACTTACAGGGCGGAAATTATCTGAAGAAACAAAACAAAAAATTGCCAAAGCGAGCCAGGATTGTACTAAAGAGACTCGGGCAAAATTGTCTATTGCTGGAAAAAATCGAATCCTATCACTAACACATAAACAACGGATCTCGGATGCTCATAAAAAGAGATACCGAGATGGTAATACAAATCCTAATAAAGGAAAACCTATGAGCCAACTACAGAAAGATAAAATTTCTAAATCGATAAAGGATTGGCACGCGGCTAATAGGCCCGCTTCTTAAACACAAATATAGGTTCATACTTAAAGAATGAGCCATTGACCTTGCAGAAGTTCTTACATTTAGGCAATCCGGTGTCCGGATCCAATCGGTTCCCTCCGGGCATTTGACTCAAGCACATTTTAAGAGTCTCGATATATTCCATTCCTAAGGATTCTAGAATATCATAACTATCTTGTTCTATGGGCAGCATTTGGTTACCTATTTTTACGTCGGCGACGTTCCAACATAAGAACCGGTTTGGTTTTAGCCATTCAAAGCAGGTTTCCAATGTTGGTCGAAGGAAACCATCCCGCCATGCTTCATAACTACTCCCAAATTTGTGACAGGATTGGGTTTCGTCATCGGAATAAACTTCTTTTCCAACGTACGGTGGAGATGTAAAAATCATATCAACCTGTCCCTTATATGCCTGAAACTTTTCCGAGTCTCGAATGACTTCCGACCCTAATTGGAATATCTCATAGGTATTTGTCTCTCCGAAGAATGGATTCCCACGATAGGTTTTGGTGTTAAAGAAGTCGGCTAGATATTCATATTTGGTAATTCCTAACTCTGGGATGTTATGGTCTGTATTTGGATCAGTACCTACATAGTGTATAGGTCTGTCGTCCTTGACAGCCATTGCACCGAGGATGCGTCCTCCCCAGCCAGCAGAGGGATCGTACACAATGATCCGGTCCTGGCCTTTTAATTGGTCGGTATATCTTTCCCAAATATATTTTGATATTAAAGGATTCAGCCCGACCGCATATTGACACCAGGAAATACGGAATGCCTTGAGGCCGGCTGGGAATATCCGCTGTCCTTTTTTGAAGAATCGGATTTGGTATACCTTATCATCGGATAACTCAGAGACATCCAACCTCTTTGTCTCATCATTAAACCCCGGAAGGTTAGTTACTGATTCCCACATGATAACATCTTGATTCCAGAAGGTTACTAATTCCTCTTTTGATAATGCCAGGAAATTCATGTCCTTAATGGCTTCATTGTACCCAGTATATCCTTTTGTTGCTGATACTTCCTGGATCCAGTAATCAAATTCGCCACCATAGTAGTCTAGTTTTTCCTCGAATCTCTCAATCCATTCTTTGACTGTTTTGACATTGAATAGAAATTCATCCGGGCTATTTGGTTTGATTGGGCGCGAATATTCGTAGAAGCTATCCCTCTTAAAATGGCGCCGTGCATACGTTACGACCTTTTCGTATAGTTCCGGTTTGGCAAAATGGTCATAGATAGACAATGGTTCCAAGGTGTTACTATAGGATATTTTGGTGGACATCATAGTTGGGAAAAATTGTCCGCAGGCGTTCCCTACATTAGAGGTATTCCGTATTAAGTCATTCCTACCTGTATGCTCATCCGTTATCTCAAAATTCTTAACAGGGAATTCCGACATACGGTTAAAGTGTTTGATGATTTCCTCTTCAGTGTAACCCATGCGAGGTGGGACACCGTGATTATCCCATGCGTCCAAAACGGTGGCTCGCATATCCACAACCCATGCCCGGAATTCCTTAGTGGTCATTACCAATAAATCCTCGAACGGTAGATTCATAGGACTGTCATTGATATATTCATTTTTTTCATAGAAATATTTTTTGCTCACAGGAACTCCATTGTCGAAAAATTCTTCTGTTTGGAAAACCGGATGGCACGATCAAACTTGTCTAGTAGTTGATCCGCTTTATGGGTGATGATAAAGCAATTAGTAGTTTTACCTAAGGAATGGATCAGAGCCAAAAAATCTTCTGTGCCCGATGAATCCAAACTCGAATCAAATACCTCATCCAATAGCAGTAAATTGGTATGTACACTGTTTTTCAATCGTGCAACTTCCCTCCATGCCAATAACAACGCAATATCAATTCGGAATCTCTCTCCTTCGGAAAATGAACCATATGTAAACTCATCCCGGTACCTACTTTTGATTCGCTCGATGAAATTATCATCCAATTCAAAGCTAACAAAAAAGTCTAATGCTGTCAAGTATTTACTGATAAGTTTATTCATGATAGGTAGATACTTTTGGATAACCATTGACTTAATTCCGGTATCCTTCAAGTAATCCGCGCTAATTTCTTGGTATTTCTTTTCATCCTCAAATTGATCCGCGGTTTCCTCTAACTGAACCAAATCCTTATGGAAACCAAGCAATTTTTCTTCGCCATGTGAGCGATTTTCCTTTTTGGTATCAACTGCATCGATTTCCGCCTGTAGTTTCCCAATATATTCTCTCTTTGCCTTTTTGCTGCTGTCTTTATCGACAATAACCGAACGGTGAACGTTTATTGCAGCTTCGGTTTGTTGCATTGCCGTTATTGAAGTGGAAATAGCGACCAATTTCGGTTCCAATTTTTGGATTCCAAGTGTTAACCGTGCAATTAAGTCTTCCTTTTCCTTTTGTTTTGTTTTTTGTAGTTCCGGCGTGATTTCCTGAGAACATGTTGGGCAATCATCGTTTTCCTCGAAGAATTTTACGTCTTTTTTTGCTTTTCGGCAACGTTTTTCAATTTGGTCTTTATACAATTCCAAAATGACCAATTGTCGCTGAGTATCACCTAATGTCGCAATGGAATCTACCATTTTGGCAATTTCGGTTTCGGTTTTTTGGATATCAACCTCTATAGTAGCTATCTCAGATTCCACTTCGGCAATAGTAGTTTGCGAGCCTTTCAATCTCTCTTCCAAGTGGCTTTCTGTTTCCGCTATGTAATCCATTTGCAATTGGATACGTTCATCCGCCATGAGGCATTCGGCTTTGTTTTTTGACAATTTTTTGTTAAGTAGAGACATTTTCCCTTTTAATACAATGTTCATCTGGGAAAATATCTGTATATCAAGCAAATCCTCGATGATTTCCCGCCTATCTTTGGGAACCAAACGCATGAATGGCACAAATGAGGAACTGCCTAAAATGACTACTTGAGTAAACGTCTTATAGTTCATTTTCAGGATAGTAGTTTCCAACATGTTTTGATAATCAAACTGCCGGGAACTCTGGTCTATTAATACACCATCACAGAATATCTCAAAAATGCGAGGTTTTAGTCCTCGGACTACTTTATATACCTTTTTTCGGATTTTGAACGTGATTTCTACATAGAGGTCTTTTTGATTGATACTGTTGACAAGTTGCGGAACATTTATCCCGCGATAGGATTTTCCAAATAGTACGAAACATAGCGCGTCTAAAATGGTAGAATTATGAGACAAAATCCTATTTGTATAAAACCGGTGATTAGGCGATTGGATAGATAAATCAAACATGTTTTCTTTTGTCTGTAATGTTTGTATATCTGTGACTGTTTTTAAGCCATCTTGGGTGACAATTTGTGTCTTTCCGGGGATAATATCTTTAACAAAAATTTCATTGAAATTCTCAGTGAATAGTATATGTGTATCAGCACAAGAAAGCTGTAAGCCGTTTTCTGTTGTTATATTCCATTTTTGGTATGGAATAGTCTTGTGGATATGAGAGACCTTTTCCCATCCTGTATCCGTTTCAATTTCCCAATCATTAACATCAATTGAGGATATGAATTTTTTGTCTATTGGGCTAGAAAGGTTAGGCATTGTGATATTGTCTGTTCTTTGTTTTGGCAATAAAAGGTTTCGTTGATATGAATAACATCATACCTGTGTTTCTTTAGGATTTCATTTCTTTTTATTTCGCGTGATTTATTTCCATGTCCGGTTCTTCCGTGCCAATATGTTCCATCAAATTCAATAATCTTTTTTTGTTGTGTATCAATAAAATCGGGGAGCACAACGGAATCTAATTTTAATCGAATTTCATTGTTTTTTCCTGATAAATCCGGTTCTTTCTCTGGAGATAATTCAGCAAAATGAATGAAAGTTAAATCTGTTAAATGGTTTACGATATTCCAAAATAATTCTTGCGATACTTTTGAAAAATTAGATTTTTTGAAATTTTTCTGCCATTGCGCTTGTCTTTCCAGCCATCTTTCTTGTCCCTTTTTCTTGCCGTATTTTTCTATACAAATATCTAATGAAAAGGTCGCTTGTTGCATAGAAACTTGTTCTTTGGCTTCAATATCTGAATAACCTTGGGATATCCAAAATTCAAGACATCGTTTTGACGTAATTTTTCGGATTTCGGGATCTATATTTCCGGCGGCTAAAGCGCCTTTATTGTTGTTGTTTGTTTTTGTTTGTGTCGCTTTTTGGATAGCTTCTTCTTCGGAATATCCTTTTTTCAACCAATACTCTTTACGGATAGGCCGCATTGAGTTTCGTTCATAATCAGCTTCTTCAATCGTGTATTGTTTGTTGGTTAATGGGTTGATTTTTTCTAACCAGAATCCTCTTGAGAATGGACTCTTTCCTTTTCTTGGACGATCTTGTTTTGTTTTTTTGGCGTTTACATATGACATTTCCGGCGACCAACCTCTGGCTTGCCAATATAGACTTGTTTTGGGGCCCATTTCAGGAAGGCTTAATTTTTTAGAAACAAACCTTATACATTTACCGACATTAATATTGATGTCCGGGATTTTTAATAATTCTTGGAATAATTGTTCACGAATTTCAGGATGTAAATTCCGTACTTTGGTATCAAGGGCATCAGCGATCTTTTCTTCTGGGGTCCTGGATCTTTTGTGCTGCATAAAAATCTCCTATAGTTGTTTCAAGGATTTCACCAGTTTTGGTGTTCCTTAAACGTATAGGTGTATTTATACAAAAACATTTTCCCGATCCGTTAATTCCATAAACCAAAGTATTGGCCACGGTATCCAAGTCAATATCCTGGAATTGATTCCCAGTAGCCAAGAAATTCTTATATCGTAATGTCTGGAAACCAATAAACATAGATTAATCTGTCTCATCTTTTAAGGACACGGCTTCAACATACAATTCATGTAGTAAACGTTTCAGTCTTGGTTTGTCAACTCCTTTTAATGCGGATTGGTCAACATATTTCTTTAGGAGAGTTGGTGTATCTTCAGCTAGGAAATCAATATCCGAATCTGCTATTGATGGTCCGGTCAAATCCTCGATAATCATTACATCGGCTGGGTTTACTGCATAGATACTATCCAAAAATGAATCAAAAAGAAATGGATCCTGCTTATTAGCAACGATGATTTTAACATAGGTGTTTGTTAGTGTATTAATTTCCGCGTCCGGAACAGGAATATCTTCATCGTATGTCACCTTATTGAAAAGATTGTATGGATTCTCAATAAACTCTAAATCATGCGTTTCGGTGTCGAAAATATGGAATCCACATGTTTCACCATAATCCGCCCAAGTCATCTGATATGGAGCACCAAGATAAAAAATGGTTCCATCATCGGATTTCTTGTGGTAGTGACCTGTTAGTACTTTTTCAAATTTGTTGAATATCTTTTTGTCTAAACCGTGGTAGTTTACAGAGCCGGCGTGCATTTCAAAACCAGCTAATTCCAAATGAGCGACTAAAATCGTGGATTTCGTGTTGGCGATGAATTCCATTGATTCCTCGCTGTTTTCCGTTGTTATCCACGGTAATAACCCGATCAGACAACTTCCAAACTGTATTTCCTTAGGAGTCGAGTAAATCCATGGTTCAAATTTACCATCAAAGGAAGTAAATAGTTCCTGCGGTGAATTAATATCAGCCGTGTTTTTGTAAAAACAACAATGGTTTCCTAATATAATGTGTGTATCAATATTCTCTGTACCTAAACGATTGATAAATTCTTCCCGTAAAACCCGTAAGGTTTTGTAGTTAATGTATTTTCGGCGATCAAGCAGGTCACCCATGATGATACATGTTTTTATGTCGTGTTCCTGCAAATACGGAAAAAATACATCCTGCATGAATTTGGTTGTGTAATCCAGCAGGATAAGCGAATCTTGTCGTGCCCCTAAATGTAAGTCGCCAATGAGGGCTATTTTCATACATTATCTACCTTATTTTCTGGTGCTTCTTTCTGTGCCTGGTTGTTTTCTCTTGGAATTTCATTCCAGGCTACAATTTTCCTTGTGCAATGATCCGTGTATTCGGTGAGTAATTTTTGTGGGTCTTGTGGGTAATTTGGTCCCTTTAACCCACATTTTTTACAACGGATAAACATACTCCGTTTTTCTTGGACCATATGAGCCTGCTCTGAGCAAGCCGGGCAGGGTTTTAATAGGTGTACGGAAAATATATCCAACATATCTTGGTGTTGGGATTGTAAATCGGATACTACACGTAAGATTTCCCAGTACTTTGTCTGTAGCTCAGCAAGTTTCATAGTTTCTTCCTTTTCTTGGATTTCTTCCTAGGTTTTGGCTTGAACTTTTCCAAATCCGCATTAGTGAGACCTAGTTCCTTTTGTTTCTCTGTCAGTTGTTTTTCAAATTTTGTTCTATCTAAGTCCTGAAATAATCCAAAAATACCTTTCTGTTCAAATGCAACCAGTTTGATATACTGTTGTCGTTTCTCTTTGTATATTCTCCGTAGGAATGCAAAGTAGATAATTTGAGTTAAGTAGGCAAATGCGTTATTAGATTTGTTCGGATCAAAATTGGTAATGTATAGTAGACAGTTTTCCACGCCGTCGGAAACCATCTCGTCCCTGTAAGTGTATCCTCGGAAATTGGGGGATAATGAAAGCCTCGTTGCAATCCTAAGTATTTTTTCCCCTAATGCATCTCCCATTTGTGGTTTGGGATTACCATTTGCTTCCGAAAATAGGACATTGGCTTTATAGGACAATATATCGATGACTAATTCGTCGTTATTGACATAGTGTTCCGCATTTGGATTACCTGTTTTCTTTTTTTTACTCATGATTTACTATAACACGTAAATGCTTTGGTGTCAAGCATTTAATGGTGGGAAATAAAAATATCAATTATTCTCAAAGATTATCCTTGACAGATCCTGGACCATAGGTATAATAGATCCTGTTCCAGCAGATAAGGGGTTATGGTTGGTTCTTATTATCTAATACCTAATAAAATCCAATAAGAAATACCACCAAAAAATGTCCTTGGAATTATCCAATGGTAGCCAATAAGGACCAGAAATGGATACCAATAGGGACCACTAATTGTTACCCTTAAGGAAGTCCCACCTGTCACCAAATGGGCCACTTGTTTTATCCCAAGGACCTTGAACCTTTGCAGGTTGGACCTCTTTAGATTCGGGCCATTCAATTGATCCTTTATAGTCAACAAAAGGGTCGTAAGTCGTATCTTCCTCGTCATCATCTTCATATTCTGAATCCGGATAAACACCATCACGCTGGTTATCAAATTCCATAACTGCATTGGTGTAATATTCAATACCGGAATCATCTAATAAACCAAAAAGTAGGACCTTGTTTTTTGGCAATGGGATAACTTGATTGCGCTGATTTTTTCCTAAACCGCCTAATTCGGTTGCTTCAATTGAATCATCTGTATCCCTGACGCGAATTGGCCGGAAAATCCTATAGATGTTTTCCAGTTGTTCCATGTGCTGGCGAATGTATGGATTGGTATGTACAAATCGGATGTCGTAGAAAGTGACTCCGTTTTCCAAAACAAACCATGATGGCTCCATAATCATTTGATGGAGAGGATTGTTTGGATCACCGGAATTTATAGGGTGTTTTTCAGGTTCTTTGGAATTATGTGTAGGCATAATAATCTCCTGTATCTTTATTTATGTCTCACGGAAATTGATTTGTCTGGATCTAACTTTGAATCTTTCGGAAATATAAAGTTTCAGGCGGACGAGGAAATGCTTTACTGCCCAATTACTCTTTTTCCCGTGTTTCAAGTTGTCTACTATATCATATAGGTTTGCGGTTGTCTTTTCTTCTCCAATACGCAATGATCGGCCAATACTTTGTAGGACTCGGATTGTGGATTTACTCGGTGCAGCAAAGACAATGTTGTTTAGGTTACGGATATTGACTCCTAATTGGAACGTACCGTAAGTCGCCAGAATTATACTAGTAGCTTCTTTCTCTACTATTTTCCTGACTTTTTCCCGTATCAATGTATCAACATCACCATAGACATAAAATACAGGTTTTCCTGTTTCCTTTGCGGCATCCTGGAGTAATTTCCATAAATCATGCCCATGTTTATGTGTGTATGAAACCAATATCAATGTGTTTCCTGGAAGTGCCATTCCTAGATCGGCAATGAATTGGTTCCTTTTATGGTTTCCGAATAGCCAGGAGATTTCTTCCTGGTACTTCATTTTCTTTACCGTCTTACAATCTTTCTCCCCGTAGTTGAGGGATAGACAGTTTATGGATAATGAAGCTAATTCTTGGCGATCCATTAATTCTTTTGTGGAAGCAATTCGTTGGACTTGCCCTAGAAGCCCTTGCAGAATCAGTTTATGTGTTTCCGAGTCGTCAATGGTTCCGGTAGTTCCGAAACGGTATGGACACCGTGTCATACTCTCAAGTATGTTTTTTATGGAGGCTGCCTTTGCTTGGTGCGCCTCATCGACAATGATGGCCTTGAATTGGTTCAGGTAGTCTATGTTTTGTTTATACATTGATTGCCATGTAGAAATGACAACCTGTTTTTTGGTATCCTTTGTGTGCCCGGAGTAAACTCGATGGCAATATCTCTCAACATCCCATGAGTTTTTGGTACTGTATTCCTTGAAATCCGTATACATCTGTTCAACTAGGCTGGTTGTAGGAACCAATAGCAAGATTTTTTCATTGCCACTTTCCAGTTTGTTCTGTTGCAGCCATTGGATTATAGCATAGATGATTAGACTTTTACCGGATCCTGTTGGTGATAGGAATAGTTGCCTTTTATTATTCACGGCATACTGGAGTGCTTTAACCTGGAAATCTCTTGCGGTAATAGGAACAGGTTTTTGTGTTTTACTGTCTATGATGTGCGGATCCAATTTACCAAAAAACTTTTCCGCATCTTCAATACTGTAAACATCTGGGTCCGGATCTTGCAATCCTGGACCTAGGGCCATTGTGTACCCATTGGATTCCGCAAAGTAGTTAATATGGCTTAGGAGCCCGGTGTATATTTTTCTGTTCATTGGATTAAATAACCTTATGTACCCATCCCATTGTTTGTTTCTATAGGAAGGAGTAAATTGGTATCCGGGGACTCGGAATTTGAAATAATCTGTTAATTCTGTGGCGATTCCCATATCACAAACAATCTGGATATATACGTCGTTTAGTTTATTGATTGTGATATCAGGCATATCATATTTCGCCTTGGGTGAACTTCAGAAAATCTATTGCGTTTTTTATATTCCAATTCCTCTGGGAAATACTATGAAGTACCGCTTCTATAAAGTCAACCTTTTCTTTTTGGATTTCTAGTTTGGCATTTATTTGGGCAAGTTTTGCGTCTGATCCTAGGTAAATATGGACATCACCTTTTAGGACCTTGAGTCCAAAAGGTTCGGCTTTGTAAACTTCGGCATCTGCTCTGCCGAGGTAATACTCCCATCGTTCATGGTATACCTTATTTTTCTTTAGTTGGAGACTACGTAGTGCAATTTTTTCGTCCGTGAATTTGTTGAGCCATCGACTATGTAGAGCCGGTATATCCAACGCTTCGGATGCCAGGTTTACGCGGTTGATTTTAGAATCCTCTGCGGCTTCCTGTTTCAAAGTTTCTATATCTGATAGGAGTTGGTCTATGCTCATGGAATATCCTTCGTATATAAAACAAAACCACAGAATAGTATTATACACTAATCAGTGGTTAGGATCAAGGATTTAGTTGGCTTGTGGCGATAGAGATAGAATGGTTTTGGTTGTGTGTTCTAACAATATAATGGCGGCATCGGCTTTCTTATGGTCTTTTGCCAGTCTGGGAGCCATGAATGGAGTTTTGTCCAATTTCTTATAGTCGCTTTGTAGAAGGTGTAGCCGAGTCTTTTGGAGTAGTTCAGTCCATTTATCTATGTCTAGAATCACTTGATTATATAGGATTTCATTCTCATTCATTATTTGATTCCGATATCGGCTCCTGTTAGGATGTGTGGTTCACCATTGTATACTTTTGGATTGTCTCTCTTTGGTTTGAACCCGTCAGGGACACCATCGGAATCTAAGACGGTATTTTTTGTTATAAGAGGTCTGGTCCAGGATAGATTTGCTATTTTTTTTAGTGCTTTTTCCACATGTTCTATTGTACCGCCGAAACCCATGGAGCTAAGGATGATGCTATTGATTTTTCTACCGTCTTTTGAGAAGTCAATATAACCAGGTTCCGCCATGCCTGAAATTCCATATTTTCGGAGGCTACCGCGTATATCATCATGGAGCATTTCTTGGCCTGCCCATACCACTACATCCTTTTTCCCAAAGAAACCTCTTGCCTGACTGGAAGCAAATTGTGATTTTGGGATCTGAGCTAAGATATCCTTGATTTCTTTACTGGTGGGATTGACAAATATTTCCTCAGTGGATGGGCCATAGGTAGCCTTTTGTGAATCAACCCATTTTTCCTGGATGTGGTCAACCGTACTATTGTCTTGTATCCATGGATTATTTAGTACGGTTTGTTGTGGGGTTCCTGCCTGCGATGGTGTTTGTCTACTGATACGTATACTGTCGATTTTATGTTTGTGGTATCCTTTGTATATAAGTACGCATGGGACAGCATCGGTCGTTAAGCCGTATTTGTTTAGGTTTTTCTGGAGAGTAGTATGTAAAATAAGCCGGCCTGCCCAAACTATAGCAGATTTGGAATCAATCCAACATCGTAGGTTTGGTGGTAAATTATCTTTCCTTAAATTGTCTAACAATCGCATGACTTCTCTTTTGGTTGGATCGACAAAAATATCTTCCGCATCTTGTCCGGATAATGCTGATAAGTGGAATGGATTCCTTATACGGTCAGCGAAGGCCTCGTTTATTTCCTGGAGTGTTTTCATTGTTATCTGGATCTGCTGAGATGGGCCGATACTTAACTGAAGGCCATTTCCCATTCTTTTACATTAAATTTTGATTGTTTGATTTTTGTTTGTTTCTCTACTTCAGAGATACCAAAATTTAATGCTTCGTTGCCACTAGCAGGACTACCGGCAAGTTTAGCAAGGGAAGCCTTTTTGCTAGCCAGCCATGGTTTCATATCGGTGTCGTTTTTTGGTGTGTATAACCCAGGACGAGATTTCTTGTCAGAGTCTCTCATTTTATCCATTGTAGCTTGGCGGTCCGGAGAGAGTTTGTTTGGATCATATTGAGCCTCATTCCTAATGGCTGTTTCCAACACATTCAGAAAATCGGCTTCCATATCTTCTTTTGTAGGATAAACGATTGTGTTTCCGGCAGCAATTTTGAGACCAGTGATATTGAAGGCCTTTTCCGTTTTACGGCGTTTCTCAGCTTGAAACATCTTTGGAGGAAGATTGTCATAGTAATCCTGGATTTGATTGCGTGTCGGGATATTTGAACTTTTTTCGTCCAAGTCCTCTTGAGGCACTTCTAGAGAGTAAACCTCCAAATTGGCCTTTTCTGGCGTGCTTGGAGAGTTTTGGAGCTTGGTTAAAGTATCGAGAGATTCTTTGATTATATCGGTCATGATTGTTCCTTAATATCTTGCTGACCCAGGTAATCCACGTGTTTTTACTTTTCTTGCAATATCATGTCGTTTACTTGAAAAGGCAGGGATTGCTTCATTTCCTTTTTTTGCTGTTCGTTCACCTGTGGGAGACCTTGTGCCATGAGGTGCCTTTTTTGGATCCGGTGTTCCGCCACCTGCTCTACCGCCTTGTGATTGGTCGAAGGCTTTTCGTGCGGTTTTATTGGCTTTGTTGGCCTCCCCTATAGAGTCTCCATCATCGTCCGCGTCACCTTCCTCTTCATCCTTTTCTAGGATTACTGCGGCAATTTCTTCCTTCTTCTGTGTTAAGGCAGCAGAAATTTTGCCTGCAATGGCGGAATTAAAGCTTGCTTCAAATTCGGTAGGAGATTCATCCGCGATTGCGCGTACCATTTTTTCAGTTGATTCGGACATAGTGTTCCTTTCTATCCTCGCATCATCTGGATTTTGAGTCGTTTGATGATGGATTCAGTAATGTTATTGGTGATGATCGCTTGCCATTCTGATTCGTTTAGGGTCATGGATTTAGGACCTGCAACATCGGAAACGCCTGGATTGTTTCCCGGACGTTCTCCTACTTTAACGGATTCCAAAACCGATTTTTTCCCAGTTCGTGCTTGTTTGTATGCTTCTAGGAAATTTGCCATGAATAACTCCTGTTGTGAACGGTTAACAAGGTTATTTATGGATTTTAGGACCTCAAGGGACTCACGATATACACCCTAATATAGCTGATTGGATAGAAGGATAACCCTTGGATTCCCAATTACATTTAGTGCAAGCTGCACAGAATGCCAAATCGGGATTTGATGATGTGAGATTTTCTAGGATAACCGCTTTAAACCTACATTCAGGACAATAGATTTTACTGTCTGTAGGATGTAACAACCAA